TTTCGCCCGGAACTCTTTTTCAAGTCCGAGACGTCGGAAAACTATAAACAACGCTAACCAGAGCATCAGAGAATTGTCATCTCCAGTATTATTCCAGCCACTTTTCTGACAAAGCAAACGATATATAAATCCGAGAGTTATGGTCTCTCCCGCGTAAATGGCGTCATACAAAATATCAACTGCCTCCCAAAAGGACTTCGGAAGGAAGCGTTTTCGAGCATCACGAATAACTCGAGCAAGGCCTAGATTAAATCGCAAATCAAAACCATCTCCATCAGAATCGCCTGCGCGATCACCTAAGGAGAGGATTGCATCTACAAACTCATTACCAGGTACAGTTATGCCGAGTGTGATCGGATGTTTATCTCTATTTGCATGAATCTTTTCATTCTGATCGCCAAATAACATTTTGCTTGCCAAAAGGTGAACGAAGTTTGATGCGTTAAAGGCTCGAGTCTTATGTGCTTTCACTCGATCTTCAGAGCGCAACTCGTCTTTGAGTGTCATAGAACAAGGCATATCCACTGACTCATCGCCAGCCAACACACGATTTACCTGATCTTCAATATCATTAGCGAATCTATCCAGCGCCTGTTCCTTAGTCGGAGTGACATAGTGGAACGGGTGACCTGCTCCCTTAGAGAGATCACAATCCTCAATCGCTTCGCGTATACTCCACACACGGGTGTTACTCCATATGGGAGCCATCTCTTCGACCAAAAAGTCGTAAGCAGCATGAAGCTCCTCTTCAGTATAAGGCTGAACAAGAGATGGATACTTAGCGAGAGAATTCTTTAAAGCTGTTATTGACATATCGCTTGGAATGTATTTAAGATCAGTTTCTTCTATGTGCCAGGGGGCGTGCGCGTAATGAGACTTTCCAAGGGGTCTCCAAGGGACAGTACCGGTTACCTGCAGGGGCAACAACGGGGCACCACTGGGTCCGGTATCCTCAGCGCGCTTGTAATAGCGCGCGCTGAGGGGTTCTACGCGTTTTTTGGAGTGAGGTTCAGGAGCTCGTCCGTGACGGGCATCGCGAGGTTGTCGTTACCTGAACCAGCTTTAAAGTGGAAGCCAACAATAGACCCATTAACATTAACATAAGGTGAGCCACAATCCCCGGGCTTCGTCGAATTCGTAACTCGCATCTGGATTCCGTGCGAGCCAGGTTCGTCCACCGTCACAATCATGCCTTCAGAATCGGCATTCAAGTTTACCATCTTGACCTTAGCACCAGGCTCAGGCTTATCAAGCTTCTTCAGCTTTAGGCCCTTGGGCATACCGTCAATACGTCGGTAGATAGCGAAGTCGTTGTTGCACTTCAGGTCATAATCACATTTAGTTTTGGGGAAATCCTTACCAATAGCACCCTTCTCGCCATAAAAGCGGAAATGAGTAGCATTGGCCATGGCGTGTTTGTTGACTAAAACTCCACACCAAAGACTAACCACCGTACTAAGTTCTTCAAACTTGCCGTCTTTCAAGATACCAGCAAAGCCAAGAACATGCTTGACAGGACCCAATTCCCAACGATTCGACAAAGGGGTCAATGCTTCAAGAGAACCCTTTCCTTTCTCAATGGCTGACGCAACAGCTCCAAGCGTTGCATCAGAGAAGGTAACCTTTGGTCCCTTAGGCTTAAGCTCCACTGCATTAGCAGGGACAACATTAGAGGCCAAACCAATAGCGTTCTTTTCAACCTTCTTGGGTTTCTCAGGAGCAGACTCGAGGACTTCAATATCGTGTTCCACGATCTCACCATCCTTGTCTCGCTGACGCCAGAAATAACGCCCGGGAGCGAGCGGTTCATTGGGTCGCGGTCGGAAACGAGATGTTACCTTAAACACTGGTTCATCACCAGGGTGATCGGTATCGCCAGTTTGGTCCCAGGTGTACTCCTCGACCATTCCAACAATATCATCGATGGTTTTCTCATAGAAGACCCATTTGTTCTTTTTCTGAGCTTTATGACCAACTCGATCACTACGGCCCTTCTTGTTCTTACCGCGGTTACCGCCTCGCTCTAATTTTCCAGCTTCGAGACTATCATCAATTTTAGAATCCAACTTCTTCAACAGATCGGTTAGAGCAATGACTTGAAGTTCAACTTGGCGCAGACTCTCTTTCTCAGCCTTAAGTTCATCCTTGAGGACTCTAACAGTCTCATCAACATAACCAGGCTTTTGAAGCTCTTTGATTTGAGCTGAGGTCGCGTCAGCAAACATCGACATCATATTTTTCATTTCCTC